CAGCCGTACATTATTCCGGCTTGCGGTGTCGGCGCTCCCCACCGTCGGGACAGATGCTGGTTTGTCGCCCACCGTGCAGACGCAGGGACTGAAACGATGCGTGAACGGTCGAACGGAGTTCATGCCGACAGTATTGCTTCCGACACCCCATGCCTCGGACGCATCACGCGGAGGTCAAAAAGTAACCGGACTATACAAAACGAGAAAATCGGGTCTAACATATATGTCCCTGTTGAACGATCTGGCAGTAAGCGGACTTTTACCGACCCCGACAGCGAACGATGCGAAGAATGTAACGCTTCCGGCCAGTCTGGGCATACGCAAGGGCGGACTACCCAAGAAGGCGATGCAAAACGACGAATACCGGACTGGAACGGGTTCCCGACTCAACCCCCTGTATGTGGCGGAGATGATGGGTTTCCCGGCGAATTGGCTGGTATCGCCTTTCCTCTGTGGCGCCGGGAAGCCGTCAAAGCCTGCGGAAACGCCATAGTCCCGCAGGTGGCATTGCAGATTTTTGAAACGATAAACGAATATGAAAGCAAATGAAAAAATACACACGAGCGGATTTACCCCCGGAATTTTACGCCTGGGAGAACCGGGACAACTTTGCGGAATGCGGGGCCGCCCTCCTCACCCTGTGGTGCGGCGACAAGTGGAAAAACCTGCGCGAGTTCGGGCCGGGCGACCCCTTCGATTTCCGCGCCGTTCCCGTAGAATACAGGCCTTTCGAGAAAAAATGGATGTACTATACGGGCAAGAGCAGGGGACTTATGGGAAGCCCGCGCCACGATGTGATGAAGCACCTTCTGCCGTGGTGGTGGCATTTCGCCACGCCGAATCTCCTGAAAATCGTGCCGGAGATGGACGGAGGTACGCTCCGTTCCGAATCCGAAACGGCGGAGGAGGATTTGCAACTCCTGCCACTCAACATGAAATGGATCGCCACTTACAATTACGCCCGCGTGCTTGATCTGGAAAGGCAGGTAAGGGCGGCGGGGGCACGCCAGCTAAAGTCGGTACAACTGACGATTTTTGAAACGATAAACGAAATACAATATGGAAAAAAGTAAACGAGCATATTGGGATGCGGTCGAGGCTAATGAAGGGAAGATAGACCCTGAAAAGTACGGCATAGGGATGACAGGAATGAATGGTTCGCCCAGTGCGTCTCTTAATGGGAAAGAATTATACCGACGGATATTTATCCGTTTGCGTACGCCGCAGGAGGTATTGACGTGCACACCTATAGAGAATAGCAGCGACTTCGCACGTAGAACGGCTATTATCGAAAGCTGGTTCGATTCGGTGATTCGAAAAGGCAACTATATATTGACATTCTCCGCAGAACAAGTTTCCGATGAAGAAGCAGCCGCATTGTTGGATGCTGAATGAGGTGAGAATAACCGAATACGAATTGGTGAAACAGCAAGATTCGATGCAGAACATTGCAAAACTTTGAAAAACTTTCAAATATTTTGAAATATGAGAGAAATTAAATTCCGGGGCAAGCGCCTCGACAACGGGGAGTGGATCGAGGGCGATCTTCTTCGAATGAACGACCATTGGTTTATATTCCCCGATCCTGCGCCAGAAGGAATTGATAAATACGAGGTCGATCCCGCCACCGTCGGCGAGTACACGGGGCTGAAAGACCGCAATGGCAAGGAGGTTTATGAGGGGGATGTGATAAAAATACCCGAAACTGATTTCAACGCAGAGATAATTGGCCGGGTTCTCTTTGAGGAAGATGCGTATTATATCATACCCTTACGCGGTGGCCATCTTTGGGGGCTGCACTGGTCACTCCGGAAACATGATGCGAAGATCATCGGCAACATCCACGACAACCCCAAATTTCTGAAAGGAGGTGAGCAATGAAAGGCGAAGTGTTTGGAGTTGCGCTTTTTGGAGCGCCGTACTTGTATCAAAGCGGCGATCCTTATTTCCATATGAAAATGAATGCGCTTGGATTACGACGAGGCTCCCCTTTGATTTGCGGGCTTCGGCATAAGGCGATATTGGCGAATAACTATGAATATTGGCTGTGCGACTATGACAAAGAGGATGATTTTTGTCGTAGATTCGGGATAACCCCTACTCATACAGTGGAAGATTTTGTGGAAACGATTAAGGCATTGAAAAAGGACTATGAAAAGTAGAAAGGCAAAAGAATTTATTGACGGATGCTTGAATCATCTTGTAATAGAGATGAGCGACCACGCCAAATGGCAACTTCGAACGGCAATGACTACTACAGCCGAACTCGCCGAGCAGGAAGCCGAGGAAAGAATGTGGAATAAAGCTATCGAAGCATTTTGCAAGGATTGTCCAATTTACTCAATACAAACAAGTAATGGGGGAAATTGCCCCGATTGTAGTGCATTAAACGCATTCAAACAAAGACTGAACGAGGAATGAAATTCACAACCCCTTGCTTTGTCCGCGTCGAGGATGCGGAGAGATGCTCTGTGCATTTTGACTAACCAAGAATATCTATGAACACGAAACTCAAATCAGACTACGAAAAAGCCTGCAACGCCTATTTGCAGGCTTTTTGCGAGAAACACGGCTATGATTATGAGGATGCTACGCGGAGCTGGGTCGGCGGCGATGTCGGCGGGATCACCGAATGCGCGGACTATATAGTTGGGATGGATGACATCATCACCGACATAGACCGGGACGCTCCGGAAGATGAGTTTGTAAAGTATTACGATTACTGTCTGCGGGTGGGGAGTATCGCCTGCGGCAAAATTAGTACGCCCAATTACAGCAGCTGGCTCTCGGGGTGTCCACGCATGAGTGAAGAACAGATCACCCGGCTGGAGGAGTTGCAGAGGGACATACGCAAGGCGGAAAGAGAGCTGGAAGAACAAATAAGGAAAGAGAAGTTTTAACCGGGAGAGGCAAAATCGCTCCCTTTTTTATTCATATGGCAGTAGATACATCTAAAAACGGTACAGTAGATCGTGCTAAACTTCTGGCAATAGAAAATAAATGTACGAGAATAATTCGAATTGCGGGGGTAACGTTTTATGTTGCTCCGGATAAGGATACACCAGAACACCGGAGGCACTTAATCCGCGTTTTGGAGAGTTGCGGTCGGCGATATACTCAAAAAGCAGGTAGCTATGAATCGGAGATTTGAGGTGAGAATCGACATTCCGAATAGTTGTGAATTGATTGGATGCAGATCGGACGGAAACATGGCAATTATTGTTTTCGAAGATTGCAGCGGCCCAGAGATCCGGCCAATCGGTTTTTGTCGGGAACATTCCGGAGAAGTACCGGACGCCTTCGAAGATGAATAAAAAAGAGGCAATTCCGAAGAATCACCCCTCACACCGATACAAATATAATGATTTATTCGGAATTTGCAAATGGGACGATATAGGAAAAACGAACGCAGAGGCGGGGCACGTGACGATTCCGAAATATACATCAGTTATTCACGGAATCGATTGCTCGAAATGATTATCTGCCGGGAAGCAAGGATGGGCGTGAGTTATCGCCATGATTTCGTCTGTCGATTCAAGGCACACAAATCCTTGCCGTTTTTATGGCGGAAATTCAAAAGGAATATTAGAGAACACATTGACGGATGGCAGCAGGAGCTGCCTTTATTTTGATGAATTTGCGGAAAGGGAGAGGATAATAACCGTGCAATTCGGAATATATGATGTAGAATTACATCCGTTCATCCTATTGCATAATTGCAATTAGACGATAAAAGTGTTCTTTTGATTCATTCTGTTAATGTCGTTTCAAGCATTGAACTCTATTGGGCGGGAGCCGGACGTGAAGCTACTTTATAACGTATCTTTCGGGGCACACGAAGGAAGTGCGCCTTTCGCACGTTGTCGGGACATTGACGAAGATATAAAAGCCGATCTTATCCAGCTATTATATCGATTCTATCAATTCGCAGATTACGGCTACATAAATAGGGTAGCAGCATTCGCTGATCTCCAACAATGACATCAGATATTTAGTTTGTTCGTCCATAACCGTCGCATTTACCTTTGCAACAAATAAATTGGTGAATATCTTTCCAAAGCATTGTATTTATCTGTCCTGTCAGATAGGCTACTTCTTCGCCTTGCATCGGCATTGCGGATGCTACGGCGATGTCGTCGCACAGGTGCCGCAGTTCATGCTCGAAAGAGTTCAGGAATTGTGCCTGGGATGACGCCAATCCTACGACTACGACAGACCTTCGCCGGGTCTTGTTGGAATAGGTGAATCCCGAATCCATATCGGCCTTTTCCAAATTTTCCCGTACTCGCTCCATAATTGGCCTGGGACACTCTATCTGTTCCAAAGAAAAAAGGATAGAGCGCGTGTGATAGCCATGTACGGCGAAGTAAAACCGCACATGCCAATCATAGTTCTCTATCCTCAGATCCCGCAGCTTCATGTCGTTGAATACACTTTTTGAATCCTCACATACGGTCTTTCGAGCCGCGTTCTGGATTTGATTCTGTTACAGGACATCTTCCCACGGAACATTTGTTCCCGACCCTATCAGATCGGCGAAATATCGTGTGAAGGGCAGCCCGGGATAGGCGTCTTCATCGTCGATGAAATCCTTGACGAACAGGGCCAGGTGTTGTTCATCGGCAATGGATGATCCCCAGTAATCGGCCCGGGCCATATTCGCGACATATACACAGTCGTAGCCGTTGTCGTGCTTGAGCTCGATACCGTTCGTCTTGAGCAATTTGTCGATCTGCTCTTTGGTGATGGGTTCTATTTTCTTCCCGTCGCGGTCCTTCATGCGGCTGACGGCAAATTCACACATTTTCTTCGAAAAGGACCATCCGTTTTTTTCGAGGTATGCGCGAATATCTGCCGGCATGGAGTCCCTTGCGTCCAATCTTTCTCTGTCCATAGGTTTCGCTGTTAAAGAGAGGGGATTTCTCCCCTCTCCGGATTCGTTTTACCGGCGGAATCTGGAGTAGGGTCCGGTTCCCCGGACACCTCTTCGTTCGCCATATCCGTCGCTGCCGTATTCTCCGCCACGCTCACCGTAGCCGTCGGGCATGTAGCCTCCCGTGTGACGCTCCCCGTAGCCGTCGCGCATTTCGCGTTTGGCATCCTCGTAGCCACACTCGTAGGCTTCGCGCATCTTGCGTTCGATTTCTTCACGCTCGCCGTACCCGTCACCGCGGTACCGGCCTTCGATTTCCCACATTCTCATGATTTGCTTGTTTTAGCAGACATTTGCGATTTAAGAAAGGCGTCCAGCGATGACTTCATGGAGGCGAACTCCGTTTGCATCTGACGAAGTTGTCCCACCTCTGCCCGCAGCTCCTGGAGCTCCTTGTCGCGTTGCGCCTGACCCGCGTACGCGGGATTCACTTCGCGCATGATCTGATCGAAAACTTCCAGATTGGCCTTGTGTTTTTCGTAGGAATCCACAACGGACTGGCTCTGCTGCTTTGCCGCATTGATGGCGTCTATGAGCCGTTCGCGGGATGTCGTGACCGTGAGTCCGTCCTTTGTCACCATATCGGCATTTACCGGGACGACCCATTTCTGGTCCCCTACCGGGAAGCTGACGGAAGGCTGCGCCGGGGGAAAGTTCCCGGGAGCGGGGAAATAGGGCTGTGGCGCCTCTTCAAGCGTCGCCATGTAGTATTTGGGAGTTCCGCGCATATCGAGTACATATACCGGAGCGCCTTTGGTTAAATTCGCAAACATCTTCGGTTAATTGTTTTTTGAAAGCTCCGGAGGGGCGGTTTCCCCTCCTGAAGCCTTCGGTTTATTATTGGTTAAACGGCCCCTGTCATCAGTTGCAGGGTGTCGGTCTGTTTGTCGTAGAAGAGCTGGAATACACCCGTCCCCGGAATATCGGACACGGTGACATTGGCTCCGTTGTACGTGGTCACATTCTTGGTCACGCCGTTGGTTTCGAACAACACGGGAAGCGTGCCTGTCGTGCCTGCGGGTATTGCCTGCGACAGCTCGACCAGGACTATCCCCCTGTACCAGGAATTGGCAAAGGCGTGGTTTTGGAATGAGAACACGACATCGGCGGCATTGACCGTCACACCCGTAGTTTTGATGACCGGGATACCTCTGCGATTGACATACTGAAATGGGAATACTGCCATAGCATACCTCCTTTCCGTATTAACCCCAGAATCCGCCGTTGCCGCCGAGTCCGAACGCGGCACCGAAGCCCAGCCCGTATTGGGCGGCTACGCAGGCGGGCATCGCGTACACCTGCGGATTGGGAACCACGGTCGTAGGCGGCAGGCCGCACTCGATCTTTGCCAGCCGGTTGCTCAGATCGCCGATCGCAGCGTTGATGGGCGCTACGGCCTGGGCCTGCGACTGCATGATCGTCGCCGTCTGATGTTCTTGGGAGAGCTGCCCGGCCAATGCCGCGCTCTTGGCACGCTCGGCGTCGAGTTTGTTCTGCATCTCACGCATCTCGAGGGCACAGAAACGGTCGTTGATGACCTGCGTCTGGGCATCGATCTTCGAGCCGAGGGCATTGAACTGCGTGTTGGCGTTGCTCGTCAGGGTGTTGGTCTGATTGAGCGTTGCGAGCTGGCTTTCGTAGCCCTGGCGCTCGATGGCGGTGCGGACATCGCAGCAGCAGGAGGCCATCTGCGAAAGCACCTGTGCGTTGCCGGACTGCACGGCATTGATGATCTGCTGCGCCGAGAGGCCCGACTGTGCCTGGATGTTGCACAGAGCGGTCTGAATCTGCTGTACGGAACAGTTGAGCGAAGATGCGAGCTGGTTGATGGCGGTGCCGTTTCCCTGAATGGCATTCATCAGCAGCTGACGCCCTGCGTCGCCGTTCAGCTCGGCGGGAAGATTCGAGAGTCCGTTTCCGCGACCGCCGAAGCCACCCCATCCGTTGCCGCCCCAGAGAGCCCAGAGCAGGATCATCCACATCCACTCCCAGCCGTAGCCATTGCCGTAGCCGTTATTGCGGTTGTTTCCGTTCATCAACGCGGCCACGAGGTTGCCGTCCATTGCGCCACCGTTGTCGAACACTAAAGTTTTTTCGTTCATTGTTTTAGACTTTTACATTGTTGCGTCCGTTCGGCGGACGCTGCCGTTGAGCTCACAATGCAAAAATCGACATGAACGATGGGAGAATCAATCGTATCAGTCGCAGGTGGGACGGAGTTTGGACGCAATACGGACGAGGAGCATTTCGAACATTTTACCGCTTTGTTTGCGACGAAGATCGAATTGGGAAATCATCTTCTCTATGGGCCGTCGTGAGAAGTTCATCAGCGAGGATATGACCGGGGCGTGAAATCCCTGCCTCCAGAGGAAATAGACCAGTAAATACCTGGCATCCACGATCTCGGCGTTTTTGGCTTTGGATAGTATTCGCTCTTCCGAAATCTCCGTTTCTTGCGATACCGTGCCGAGAATTTGTCGGTAAAGTTCAGATTTGCACATATAGGATATTTCTCTTACCTTTGTTCACTCTCTTACCAAATAAAAATAAGTGCCAACACACTTGCAAAGGCTTTACAGCCCCTGTCGTGGTGTGTTGGCACCTCTATTATTAGCGGAAGGTAAGAGAGACGCTAATAAAGGCAGGGGCTTTTTTTACGCCCACCCCTGACGGGCGAAAGCTGTTAGAACAGATACTTTTTCAATGTCGGCCAAAGCAGGTAGAAGTAGATTGCCCCGACGGGAATCAACCCGGTTGCGAACAAGTTGCTGCTTTCGACCTGGCAATAGTAGAGTGTTCCTATCCCACCCACAATACAAACGAATGAGAAGAAGGCAAGGAAAAGCAGTCCGATTTTTTTAATTGTTTCCATAATTATAATTCGTTAAAAAGTTATTTCCGCCATAAATCCATACTTATGCTTCCTTGAACATAGGGGCCGTTATCGCGTGGGTCCCAGCCGAGGGATGCCGTGATATTGAACCTTCCGATGTTTCTGTGAAGTTGCCCTCCGATCCATACGCCACCCGTGCGATTAACGTAATAGACGCCTGCGGCAGGCCCGAGTTGCCATCGGTAGGGCGTTCGGATTATTTTCTGCTGCGTGATAGTACGTCCGTATGTTTCGATGTGTTCAAGGGTAGGGTGGCAGTCGCCCAGGGCTATTCCGCTCACTATGGCGAAGTAGCTGCTGTCGCGATATTCCCGGCGTTCGAATGGCAGCTGTACCGGCACACTGTCCCGGTTGGGATTTATTGTTACGGTGGTAAAGGTGGTATCCGCTGGGGCGAACAACCATTTCGGCACCTCTACCGAAATAGCCGAGGACAGTATTTTATGCGGTTGCGGTCTTTCGAAGTAGGCCGTATCGATTCGAGTATGCTCGATGATACGGACATCGACGGATCGCCTGCCGAGCCACCATCCGACAAAGAACAAGCCGGTCAGAAGGAGAATCAGGATTATTTTCCGCAGTACCATAATGAGTACGAGCTATCAACCGTTGATGAACAGATCCCAGCCGGCCATCACGTCCGTCATGCAGGCATCAACGCCATTTTCTACGCGCGACATAGCTGCGACTATCGGGATCATCACATCGCGGTTGGTTGCCGTGATCCATCCGTTTTCCGGGACGCCGGACAATTCGGATACCGTACGGATATATGCATCCGTGTCGTTCTCGCTCGGGGGTGCCCAGCGTGAAATCATCTTCCGAATGGTGTCGAGCCCGTATTTTCGGCTGTAAGTGTTCAGGCATTTGAACATCGCGCGGTATCCCCACGCCATAGATTCGAACTGCTTGAATGCAGCGTCTCGGGAAGGTTCCACCTCTCCCTTCCAATGGGTTCCATCCTTGCGGATATTCCCGGGATTGTTGTTACGAAGTCCTCTGGTCATTTTTTTGTGCTGTTTAATATGTTTTCTACATCTTCAGGATTTACATTGAGTTTGCGGGCTATTTCTCCGGTCAATGCTTTTCGAAACAGACGTAAGAATGGAAAGTTCGGATTGATGATTAAAGCGTTGCCACAGCTCGACCATGCTTCTGCCAGGCAAATGGCAGAACCCAGGATCACGGTCGTAATCTTCGTTTCGATACCTCCTGTCGTAACGAATTTATCGATGAAAACGAATACTACGATCAGATTGAAGTAAACTGCCAGCTTGAATATCGTAGCCCGCAGGAGTTCTGACAGGATAAATTCTCCGCGCTTTCGAGCAACGCATATTCCAAACAAAGCGTCGAAGGCTACGGCAATAAGCACCCCATAAAGTACGAGCTGGTACCCAGCGAAGAAATTCACGATGACGATCAATAGTCCTATAAGCCATCCTTGCACGGTCATAAGCGCTTCGGACAGCTTTGTAGCAATACCTTCCAACACCTTTTTCGTTTTATTAAATATTTTGTCCATAATTATTATATCTCGGTCCAGCCACCTGTTCCGCTGTTGGTCTTATATACTTTCCCGTTTTTGATGCGTAACCCTCCTTTTCCGATCAGGACTTCGAAAATATCTCCCGTGAATACCGCATAGTTGCTCGATCCTTTCACAACGGCTACTCCGTTGGGAGCGATCAGGTTCTTGCGGATGTCTTTCACGAAGTTGAATTGGGCGGCATTCATCGTTGCAGAGGCCGTAAGTTTTCCGGCTGCCGATGCTTCGACCGTAATCCGGATGTAGTACTTCTGGGCTGCTCCAGTGAAAAGATATGAAATCGTCTCGTCGATATTCAAATTCGTGTTTTGGGCTTCAGCCGTGCTGTTTCGGTACAGGGGATCGGCTTTCCCCGTCAAAGCGTTTACCACCTCGATCTTTACGCCCCCGCCACCTCCTTCGGCATTGCCTGTGATGCGGGCTGTAATCCGGGCTGACATCTGTACTCCCTGCCCACAGGTAAACGGCGGACTTGACTCGTAAACATTTCGGACAAAAGGATTGCTTTGTCCCGTAGCCAGTGCGCTCACTTCTTTCGTTTCTATGACACCCGGTACACTCACAGCACCCAGAACCTGCGATATGGACGTAATTCTGTATGGGGTGAGTATGATTTTATCTCCGCTTGCGGCCGCATCGCTCACCTCTACGGAATCGTTTTTGACCTGCAGGATTCCGACGGTTCCTTTGGTTGCGTGTACTTCCCCGTCGGCGTGTACTCTGAACACGGCTTTTTTCCGGTTTGTGTAGTCGGCTCCCGACCAGAAGGGCACATCGTCTTCCTGCAAGCCGCTCACGCCGGCCGTCACGTCGCCTTCAGCATTTTTCAGCAACATCACATTGGTCATTATCAGACCGCCTTTCACCTCGGTACTTCCGTCTTCCATAGCCTTCTTGAGGTACTCTGTCGATTTGATGGATTCGTCTATCGCGTCGTCGATCAAGTCCGACATGTTGCTGCTTATTTCATAATAATCGGAGAATACTTTTCTGAACTCGGTGCCGGTTATCTCGGATGTCGTACTCATATCGGCCAGCAGGGGCGTGAGATAATCTTCGAGTGCCTGGAAATAGACCGTAAATGAATCCGTGGGGACATCATACTTTTCGGCCCTGGCCATGATACTCCAGTATTCGCCTTGAATCCGCGCCCATTCATTAGCTACCTGCTGTTTGTCGGAGGGCGTCAGGCTCGAATCCGAGGCGATGTAGTCCACATCCAGCTTCACCTGCTCGATCTGCGCCTGCACATCCTCCTCGGCCGTGATATACCCCGTGGGGGCTTTGTTGCCTTCCGTAAGCTGAATGTCGTAGAGATACATGGAAACACCTTTGTTGATATACATGTATATCTTCTGTACCACACGCGAAGCATCGATGGTGTGGACCACTTCATATACTCCTTCCGTTCCCGCCGGAGGAGCGGAAAGCACTTCTTTGGTGCCGTCTTCGTATGCGATACGGAACGTAATTTCGGCGCCCTGCTTGATCCGGGCTTTGAAGACGTACGGAGTATTCGGCTTGTATTTTATCTGGCCGCCGAAACAGTCGGGGACCGTCGAAACCTGGGAGGCGTTGGTTGCGACAAGCCCGGCCTGAATAAGTTTGCCCCAATTGACACACAAATATGCTCCGTCTGCGTCCGCCCCGGTCGTTACCACATCCGAAACACCCTCTTTGGCACTGTTCCACGCATAAAGGAACTGTCGGGCGATGTAGTTACGGGCTCCGAACTGCAAGCCGTCCACTTTGCCTTGTGCAATGCTGTCCATTGCGGCCTCCCGGTCGGCAGCGGAAAGACTCCAGGCAGTGGCCTTATTACCGGTTTCGATCTTGACGTTCCGGAATCCCGCTTTGCCGGCATCTCCCCGATAGTAAATACATATCGCTCCGTTATTGTATTTGTATGAATGCGACAATCTTATCCAACGTCCAGCTTGCTCGACAGGAACATTTACAAATTCATTCTCATTTCCCAAATTTATTTTCGTCGGTGCCGTATCGCAAAATACGTCGGCCGATACTGTCAGGAAATCTCCAGATACGACTCCCGTTTTTGCCCTAAAATCGGCGCCGGCCCAATATATGCCGTACCCTTTATTGGCGGTTACTGTCATACATTCCCTTCCCTCGTATTCTTCGAAAACGTAAGTGCCGTTCGAATGCCATTTGTCGTACTTGGGAAAGTGAGTCAACGTAGAATCGTTCATCATGTTCTCACCACCGATCTGGATGTTATCCACCTTGCCTTGCGATATGGCGTCCGCAATGAGGTTCGAGAAGCGGGCGACCTCGGAAGTGTAGGCAGCGAAACGGGCGTTGTAATCCGTGCGCTGGCTCTGGGTGAGCGTCGTGTCCGTGTCGTTGTTCACGGCTACGGTGCCCGTGATGAAATTCACCAGCGCGTTGTAGGCTGTCGAAAGGGCCGTCATGGAGATGCCGTAGGTGTCCGCATCGGACTGATAGGCGGCGTACTCTTTCTGCATCTGCGCGAGGGTGTTTCGCAGCACGGCTTTCTCCTCGCGGGAGATCACCAGGTCGGAGGACATCTGCCGCAGGCGCACCTGGCTGTCATCGACCAGCTGCCAGTCGTCCGCAGAGGCGGTCTCGCCGTCTCCTTTGTCGGCATTGGAGATGTAGAGGGTCGTGGTGAGCGAACTTCCCGATCCCGAGGTGCGGAACCATATGTCGTTCACCTCATAGGGTACGGACGGCGTGGCCGAGCCGTAGAATACCCGGGCTTTGGTCCCGGCCAGCCCGAGGGCTTTACGGGCTTCGGCTATAGCCGTGGCGCTGCCGCTGTCCGCAATACGGTTCCACTGATAGACGCCGTTCTCGAAGACGAATTTGTAGCTTTCGTAGGACACTTCACCGTCGGTGGTGATCTTGCGGTCGTAGCCGTCGTTGATATGTCGCTTGCGCTCGGTGTCGGTAGTCCACTCGTTTGCAGGGTAATTATCGAGCGTGGGGACCTCCTCGCCGCCCCAGGAGATGATCGACTTGTCGATCTGGTCCTGCAAGTCGGGGAGGATCGTCTCATTGATGTTGTTCACGACCCCCTGTAACTCCTGCGAGAGTTGGTAGGCTCCCTGGGCCGCAGTGTTGATCGCTGTCTGAATATATTCGTTCGCCTCCTCCAGGCGGGTACAGAAGGCGCTGTACGCATCGTTGAACAGGGCGTACTGCGAATCTACACCGGCTTTCTCCTCCGGCGTGGCCATGCCGTCGTCCGAGGCGGTTCGAATCGCGGCCAGCAGGTCGGCCACAGCGGTATCGAAGGCACTCTTGGCGGCTTGCAGGTTCGATTTCGCCGTGCCCGAAAGCAGCGGATTGTTGTAAACGGTCGTGTAGGAGGCGTCGGCGGATTTCTGCGTCTCTTCGACGCTGTTCGTGTATTTCTCGATGGACGTGGCTTCGGCCCGCGAGATGAGCCCGTCGGTGAAGGCTTCGTCGGTGAAGTTCTTCAGCGCGGAAACGTCGCTCTTGGTATCTTCGGTTATTTGTTCTACGGTCTTGATAGCCTCCTGTGCCTGTTCGATCTGCGCTTGCACATCCTCTTCGGCCGTGATGTATCCCGTGGGGGCCTTGTTGCCTTCCGTCAGTTGAATGTCGTACAGGTAGATCGGGTTCCAGGCAACTACATAGAGAACTATTTTCTGCAAGGACTTGCCCGCTTGGGTCGTATAGACTGCTTCATACAGCTCGGATGCGGTCGGCGAAGGCGGTGCCGACATGTATTGGTAGGAGTCGTCGTCATAGACCGCACAGAATATTACTCCACGCGCACTGTCGGGTTGCTTGATACGGGCCTTGAAGACATAGGACATGCCGGCCTTGTAAGCGATCTTACCCCCGAAACAATCCTCCCAGGTTGCGATCTGATTGGTGGCTGTGGTCGCTATGCCGGCATTATACGCTTTACGGGCGTCGATGGCAAGGTACGCTCCGTCTGCGTCCGATCCCGAAGTCACCACATCCGAAATACCTTCTTTGGCGCTGTTCCATTCCCGGATAAACTGCTTGGCGATATAGTTGCGGGCGCCGACTTGCAGGTTGTCCACCGCTTCGTCAGCCTGCTTCTGGGCCACGAGGTTAGAGAAGCGGCTCACCTCGGCGTAGTAATCGGCGAATTTCTGGTTGAAGGTGTCGGGGACGATCGTCGTGTCGGTGTCCGAGGTCAGGCCGATGCTACTCAGGTAGGCTGCGAGAGCATCGTAAGCTCCTTTCAAAGCCGTTATCGATACCCCGAAGGATGTTGCATCCGTCTGGTATTTGGCATACTCTTTCTGTATCTGCGACCATTGCTGTCGCACGGCGGGTTTTTCCTCTTTGGATAACGTACCGTCTGAAGACATGGCTGCCAGTCGTTCTTTGGCTTCGTTGGCTGCCGTATCATCGGTG